CAGGTTGTACAGTTGCAGCAACTTCATTACCAGTTACTTGGTTGATTGAGTAACCAAACTGTCCAGCTCCGTAAAGACCTCCAGATACATCAGTATCTGCAGTCATCTTTGTAGAACCTTCAGTTACGTTACCATATAGGTTGTCTCCATCGCCTCTTCCGTTAGTAGCAGTACCGTACTTAAAGTCTAAGTAAAATACTAGTCCTGATGGAAGGTTCATTGGCTGAACAGAAACGAAGTCTTGCGCTACGATTTGAGCGAAAACTTTTCTTACTAGTGGTAAAGCTACACCAGCCCATTGCTCACCTTGGCCACCACCGTGAGAAGCACCACCAACGTTAGTGTTGTTTGCTTCAGCAACGATTTGTTTAGCCTGGTTTTCAAGGACCATTGCCATATTAGTTTTAGCTTTCTCGTCAGAGATGCCTTCTAATAGACCAGATGCAGACCACTTTTCTGCTAATTTAGCAGCATCAGCTTGCATACTTTTGTAAGTATTCGAGCTTTCTAAAAGTTGGTTAATTTCCATGATTTTCAGTTCTTATTTAAAAGTTATTATTTAATAATTCCAGCTAATTTTTGCATTCTAAGAACAGCAGACGATACTTCGTTAATTACTTCTGGTTTACTTGCAGTAGTACCAGTAGCTTTTGAAGCTAGTCCTTTGCTCTCTTTGATTGTAGTCTCTTTTTTAGTAACTACGTTATCGCTAACAGTTTCGTAAACAAGTTTAACTTCTTTTACTGTTTCAGCTTTATCGAAAGCAGCAATGATGTTAACTTTTTGTGATTCACTTAGGTTGTTAGCTTTGAAAATTTTGTTGACGTAGAGTAATTTAGAGTTAAGAAGATTTACTTCATTAAGTTCTTTTCTCAAAGTCTCAATTGTTTCAAGAGCTTCTTCTAATTCTGAATTAGATTCTTCCTTAACATCCTCTTTAATAGTTCTATTAACGTTCTTCTCTGAAGTTTCAGGTTTAGAGTCTACTTCGTTTTGAGTAGGACCTTCAGTCACTTCCTCCATAGTTTCCTCTTCTGAATCTTCACCTTCAGTAACGTCTTCTAGTTCTCTTAAAAGTTCGTCAAGATCGATTTCTTCTTCGTCTTCACCACCAGCTAGAGGATCACCCTCTCCTGGTTCTTCTAAATCAGCTCCAGCGTCCATATCATCAGCAGGTAATTCAGCGTCAAGTTCAGCTTCACCACCACCCATTTCTTGAGCGATAATGTCTCTAATCATGTCTTTGAAATCTCCTACAGATAGATCTTTAAGATCTTCGTCTTCTGCTGGCTCTTCTTCAGATTCGATTTCGTCCTCTGGAGCTTCCTCAGGAGCTTCTTCTCCTTCATCGTCAGCTTCGATTTCGTCTTCCTCGGCTTCAGCTACTTCAGGAGCTGCTGTTAGATCTTCCTCTACTGTTTCATCGCTTTCAGATGCTTCACCTTCATAAACGTCTTCATCTTTGACGTCTTTTTCAGCTTTAGCTTCTTCAACTTCCTCTTCGTTTACTACTTCTTCTTCAACAGATGAATCTTCCATCTCTTGTAGTTTAGCAGCTAACATATCTTTTAGATGAGGAGTTAAAGACTCTTCTAGTGCTTCTTTAGCGTTAGCAATAGCGGCTTCTCTTACAGACTTAGCTTCAGCAATAGCTTGCTTGAATAAATCTTTGTTTGCCATTTTTAAGTTAATTTTGGATTTCTACAGTTATTAAGAACTGTAATGGGAAATTTAAAATAAGTTATAGATACAGTATAGATCACTGTATATTCTTATATAAATATATACCGTTTAGGAAAACCGGAAAAATAAGTAACTATCCAGCTAGATCTTCAGCTGCGTGTTTGATTAGGTTATTGACCTCTACTCCTTTTATAAGTGATTTAGCAGTATAACCAGCACCTGCTGCCCATTTTGTTTGTTTGAGATATTGTACTGCTTCTATACCAGAAGAACCTGCCATTGAAAATATTACTAGTGCGTAGAGTATTTTAGATATTGCTTTCTTTTTTTGCTCATCTTTAACAAAAAATCCAACAACACGTTTTATAGGGGACATAAATGCTTCTTCATTATTGTGGGTAAATTTTTCCCACCAAGAAGCACTTTTCATCATTTTTTCTGACCCAAACTTTTTAGCAAGATATTGAGCCATTTTAGATAACATATTAGCAACTGTATTAGAAAGTAAGATAATACCGAGAACACCAACTATACCGGCAGCTTCTTCGATATCATCTTTTTCTTTCTCAAGCTCTGCCTCAACAGCTTTAGCCATCTGAGCTCCTAAGTTGCCGATTTCCGGAACTTTAGTCTCAAGTTCTTGTTCTAATATGATATCAGAAAGTTTCAATTTACTTTTTCTTTTTCTTCCCGTGTGTATGAGATTCAGAAGTAATAACTTTTAATTCGTTAACTGGGATATCTTTAACTTCCCCGCCACTTTTGAAGAATACATCATAATGAGTTACTTCAGCATTGCCATCAGTAGTTTCTACTAATGTATGTTGTCCTTCGATACATACTCCATATCCGTAAGTTTCATGTACAACGTGTGCTGCACAGTCATGCTTAAACCCAGGAGCTGTTTCGTCAACTTCTTCCTCGTTTACTTCTTCTTCGTTAGTTACTTCTGTTTTTTCTTGTACTTTTTTTGATTCAGCTAAAAATTTTCTTAAATCAAATTCACCGTAATGTGCCATATCTATATTATTTAATTTATGCTCTTAAAATATCATTTATAATTCCGTCTAAGTTAGCATACTTAGATACTTTTACCTTACCTTCGTTTAACGCTACAGGATTCATAAATGCACCATGCGTAGATGGATTTGAAACAAAGTCCCAGCAAACAAGTTCAAAGTCGTCTTGAACCTCTAACTGCCCTTCATTAGTTTGTTGAACTGACCCAGTACCTCTTGAAGAGATACCAATTGTATGACCAGCTTTCATAATTTCTTTTACAATGTTACCTGCTGGTGTGTTTAGTAGTTCTACACGTCCCATAAGGTCGTCTCCCTTCCACCATAGGTCTTTTACTATATGTGAGGCGTTCTTAAGAGAGACAACGGGAGATTCAGGATGATCCAGTTCTCCGTATGCATTACCGTTCTTAACAAATTCACTCAGATATCTCTTAGATTCTCTCTCTAAGATTGGTTTTGCATATACTCTACCGTTTTGGTTTTGAGCTTTGGCTCTTTGCATAACACCTTCTACCTCGAATACTCCAGGTCTTCCTTTAGCTTCTTTTATGGTAGCTCTAAATGGTGTTACATCTACTAATAGTTGTGCCATATTTTAAATATTTGGTGTATACACAGTCTTTTTAGGTTCTGGTGAAAACTCGTCTTCTCCTAATGGTCTTTCACCTGAGTTATGAGCATCTACATCTGCTTGAGATAATACTTTAACTTTAGGTTGATCTAAACCTTTAGTAAATCCTTGCTTAGTAACAGGTCTTAAATCTTTCATAAATGCTGTCTCAATAGCAGGTGCTAAGAAGCCTCCTACTTTTAATCCTTCTTCATTTCTAATTTCACCTAACTTATCGTATACTTTTTGAATCTTATCTCTAGTCTTATCATAATAAGCTTCAATATCAGTAACTAGGTTTTGTAAGTCTAAGATTGCTCCTTTCATCCCTTCAAAGCCTGCGTAGTCGTCTGCTATTCTAGCTAACTCATTTGTAGCTGCTTCATTTATAGTACCTTCTTCTAATACTTTAGAGATAATAGCTTTTACTGCTTCTCTTAGGTTTTTACCTTTTTTTGTTTCTGCTAGGTCTGGATTTCTGTCTATTCCACCATCAAAATCATCTAATGATTTTCTAAACTGTCTAGCGAATTGCGCAGACATATCTGCAGAGTCATTTTCTTCTTGATCTCGATAAAATTCTTCTGCTGTATCTAAAAGCTCTCCTAAAGAATATCTCTCTAAAGCATCTGCTAAAGTTATATTTTTTTCAGGTATAGCTGCTTCTTCTACATCTTTACCCATAGCTTTTTTGATAGCTTTGTCTTTAGCAGCTTTATAATCATCTCCATCAACATCTCCGTCTCCGTCATGATCTTTACCTTTCTTTTCAGATACTCCAGATGATTCTTGGAATATATCATACTATTCAC